GAATAACAGTCGCCACGTTAGTGCCAAGCGCCCTAACCTTGATGAAGTCAAGCCGTGAGCCTTCCACCGCACCCGCTGTTTCAATAGGGCCGTAGATCGTGCCAGCAGTTAGGTCTGTGGTTGTGTTAGCTGTTAGGCCGGGAGTACCTGCTGTTGCGGCTGTTCCGCTTACCCAAGAGTTAACAGGGATTAGCGGAAAAATAGGGTTTGTGTTCTGTGCCATTTACATTGCTCCAATCATCCAAGTATCTAGTTTTGCTTTTGGAGGTGATGAGCCACCACCACCGCCAGCGATATTTACTGTTACATCACTACCTACGTTTGTAGCAACTACACCTGCACCAGTAAAGTTAAGGCTAGTTGCAGAAGAAGTTAGTGTCGTGCCTTCGTCTTTAATTGCTAGTGAAGAACCCGCACCCGCAGGGCCAGTTGGTCCTGTAGGGCCAGCAACTGTGGAGTCAGCACCAGTTGGTCCGGTTGGGCCTGTTAAGCCTGTCGTACCAGTAGAGCCTGTAGGTCCAGTAGGACCTGCAATCCCTTGAATTCCCTGTGCGCCTGTTGGACCGGTTGGGCCGACAACACCTTGAATTCCCTGTGCGCCTGTCGGACCTGTAGGGCCAATTACGCCTTGTATACCTTGCGCCCCTGTTGGTCCTGTTGGCCCAATATCACCTTGAATACCCTGAATGCCTTGCGCTCCGGTAGGGCCTGTAGGTCCTTGTGCGCCTGTTGTACCTGTTGAACCCGTTGGGCCAGTAGGACCTGCAACACCTTGAACACCTTGGATACCTTGGATACCTTGCGGTCCTGTTGGGCCGATTGAACCTTGTGGCCCTGTTGGTCCTGTGTTTCCTTGCGGTCCAGTTGGTCCAGCAACCGTAGAGGCCGCACCAGTAGGTCCTGTAGGTCCTGTAGAACCAGTAGGACCAATCAAACCTGCTGATTGAATAACAACCAACAAATCATGGTTGTTGGAAAAGTTTGTTGTTCCAGTACCGCTAGACGTTATCAACGTAACTGGCAAAGTTACATAACTATTTGGGACAATAGTAGGTGTTGCTGAAACTTCCCACTTTTGATAATTTGCAGAATTGTTCTGATCTTGCAAAACAATAATGTCGCCCGTCTTAATGAAAGACAAGAAAATATCAATGTCTATACCACCTTGCTCAAGGTGACTTAAAGTAATCTGAGTGGCTGATATTTGTGTTGCGTTATTCCAAAACAAATGTCCAGAAGTTGGAGTGCCAGATGTTTGAGTTGTGTCAGCCTGATATTGATAAAAACTAGACGATTGACCATCTGTTCCTTGTGCGCCCGTAGGTCCAGTTGGGCCTTGAACAGTGGAAGCAGCACCCGTAGGTCCTGTTGGTCCAGTATCGCCTTGAGCGCCCGTAGGACCTGTGACCCCTTGGATACCCTGAATACCTTGAATACCCTGAATACCTTGTGGACCTGTAGGTCCTTGAATTCCTTGTATGCCTTGAGCGCCAGTAGGACCAGTTGGGCCTTGGATTCCTTGTGGACCTGTAGGACCTGTAGCGCCAGTAAAACCCATTGGCCCTTGGTTGCCCGTAGGACCTGTTGGGCCAACCACAGTAGATGGCGCACCAGTAGGTCCAGTAGGGCCAATATTGCCTTGCGTTCCTGTAGGTCCTGTAGGTCCTTGCACCGTGGATGCCGCGCCCGTAGGTCCAGTTGAGCCTGTTGGACCAGTTGGGCCTTGAACTGTAGAAGCCGCCCCTGTTGGCCCTGTAGCACCCGTGGGTCCTGTAGCGCCCGTAGGACCTTGAACGGTTGAGGGTGCGCCAGTAGGTCCAGTTGGGCCAAGCGGTCCTGTAGGGCCACTTACGCCTTTGTCAACCAATACATCAATACGGGGTTGAGGGACAACCTCAAGGTTTACGCCTCGATTGCTGTCAATCAATAGTTGTACGTTGTTTTCATCCGTTACAACAACCTGGACCCCTCTGTTGGCAGGGGATACGATTATTCCCTTTGTCATACAACCACGATGCCATCAGAGCGAACCAAGAACAGCAAGAAGATGATTTGGTCATCAGCAGGGGTTGAGCCACTAGCAGGGAATGAAACCTTGACCCGACCTGAATAACCAACGCAACTTGTCGCGTTAATTTCAAGTTGGGCATCTGTTGTAATTAGCCCCCAAGTCGTTGAGTCAATTACCAATGTGCAAGTGCCAGCAGCCGCCACAATGTTGGATACGGTCAGCGAAATAGCAGTCGGTGTTGGGTTGTAGTCAGCAATGTCAAAGGTCAAGCCATTGCGAGTGTCAATGATGTTTGTGACTTGCCTACGAACAATCTGTGCGTTAATGGTCGCGCCAGTTAGGTCAATTGGTAGGTTTGTATTGGAATTGGTAAATGTCAAATTCCAATAGGTGTTCTGGTTATAAACCAGTTCGCCCGCAAGAATAGGATTGTCAAAGCCCGAAATTTGGCTTAAAACCGATTTATTAAAGACAGCCATTGTTGTTCCCTGAACTCAGTTAGAACTTCCGCACTCTTGCGGGTCTGAATGTTGTGTCTTGTTTTACCGATTCTAATAGGCTTTTTAGGTTGGTGCAACAGGCCAAACAACATTAAATGGATAGCCTGATTGCTGTGGGATATCCCGCAATTCTTGCCGATAGGTTGCCCAAGCCGCTTGTTGTGCAGTAGTTAAAGGGCCATTAGGTAATTGAGTCCAATCGCTTGCGTACAACAATCTTTGCCGTTTAATAAGAACATCAGAAATTGCCATTGTTTCGTTTTCAACCCATTGCTTTGTAGTGAAATCAAAAACTGAATATTGGCTAGGTTTAGGCGGTATTGCTATTGGCGATTCATTTTCAATGTAATAAGCAGAATCATCAATTGCGCCATCAATGTATGATTCGCCATCTTGTAGTTGCTCTTGAATATTAGTTGTTTGAACAATTCTAAGAATTTGTCCGCTATTTTGGTTGTAAATTGTGTAACTCATCGTTTTGTCTCAATTGCAAATAATGAACGATTAGAAATCCCTGCATAATCTTGTATATTAAACAGTGTTTGGCTAATAACTTGCAATCTATAAGTATAAGTTCCGGCTGATGGCGTATCGCTATAAGACATTGATGGATTTAAACCGCCTTGCATTAAAACGGTTGAATCTCTAACCAATCTAAATTGCGGTTGAATAGTTCCTGGAGTATCGCCATCTATATAAATTCCCCCAACGGGGCTACCTGATGAAGCAATATAAACTTGGCTTCCGTTAGTTGTTATTGATAATGTTTGTGCATCTTGATATGCGCCTGAAGTGTTTAAATATGTCGCGGATGTAAAAGCACTTGAAGTTAAAGTCACAGCATTAGCATTGATATTTCCTGTAGCAACCACATTGCCATTGAGCGACATTTGTGTGCCGTTGTAGGAAATATTGGTTGTTGAATTGCCAAGAGCAAATGTGCCATCGGTATTGATCTTTGCACCTGCACCTGTCATCGTAGTGCCAGACACCGCAGGGCTTGACCCTACGCTCAAAGATGAACCGCTTATTGAACCTGCTGTAATTGTTCCTAAATTGGCTGTGATTGCCGATAGGGTTGAGACAGACATTCTGTCAGCCGTAATTGAGTTGGCTGCAATCTGCCCCGCTGTAATCGTGTTGGCAGCAATCTTACTTGCATCAATCGTATTAGCACCAATATTGCCAGCCGCCAAAACTCCTATTTGAGCCGTTCCAATTGCCGCGCTATTGATGTAGGTTGATACATTGGCACTAGTGATGGCATTGATGTAAGCAAATGCACCTGCGCCCAATGTTCCAAGAGACACATTGCTATTCAAAATACCCGCTGGCGCATTGGATAGATTGGTATTGACTGCATTGATGCCATTAGGGGTAACTGCGCCACCACCAGCACCAGACAATGTTCCATTTGAGTTAATGCTAATTGCGCTATTGGCAACAGAAGTTCCAGCACCAGAACCAATGCCAAACAAACTCCCACTAGAAATATAGATTTGATCGTTAGCAACAACAGTTCCTGTCCCTGTACCAATACCAGAAATAGCACCACCAGAAACAGAAATGTTATTGTTAAGCCAACCAGAAGCAGGGGTAATGTTGGCAAAGTTAAGCGGAGTGCCATTGCCCAAAATCACG